AACAAACATAAGAAAGGTTATGCAGACAACTCAATCTTCGTTGGATCCTTACCATACCACCACAAAAGTGTTTAGGTATTGCTTTGATATAGATGGTACTATATGTACACCTGGTACATGTAAGTCATGCCAGTATGAAGGTGCTACTCCTAAGAAGGATAGGATAGAAAAGATTAATAAGTTGTATGATGAGGGACATTATATTATATACATGACTGCTCGTGCTATGGGTAGGAATAAAGATCTCCCTCATGCAGAAGCAGCAAAGGAAGCAGTGGATATAATAGAACCCCTCACTAAAATGCAGCTAGATATATGGGGGTGTAAATATCATCAGTTAATCTTTGGCAAACCTCATGCTGATTATTTTATTGATGATAAAGCTGTGAATGATGAGGAATTTTTTAAATGAAAAAGAAACAACCTAAGTTTGTAGATAAAGGATGGGGTTACGAGAAGTGGATCGCTAACTCCGATGAGTACTGTGGTAAGTTACTGTTTATTAAGAAGAACCACAGGTGCTCATGGCATTATCACATACTAAAAGATGAGACCTTCTACTTACAGTCAGGTAAGATAGAACTATTCTATAGTCAGGATAATGATAGAGATCAAGCAAAGAAGATGATCTTAGAACCAGGTGAGAGTTTCCATTGCTGTAGGAATACTAGGCATCAGATGCTTGCACTGGAAGACTCAGAACTATTTGAATTTTCTACTGAACATTTTGATGAAGACTCACACAGAATTATTCCTGGCGATTAAGATAGTCTTCAACTGTTAAGAAATTATAATCTTTTAACCAATCCATGTCAGCTTTGGTATAATATTGGTACTTACCCTTAAGATGAGGTGGAAATGGGATTGGAATCAATTTCGACTGCGTTTTTGATGAAACTAGTTGAGCTACAGTGCCAATTGCTGTTGGCGATCCTGTGCCAAGATCGAATATGCCAGAGCCCGCAGTGTTTGATAAAGCTACATTCACAAGATCCCCTACCCACACATAGTCACGAAGGATTTGATCGGAGCCTTCAAACGGATGTATTTGACCAGTAGCTGCTTGCCAAGTGAATTGACTGACTAGTGATGCCATCGCTCCTTTATGATGCTCACCTGATCCATACACATTAAAGTATCTAAACCCCTGAACATATCTAAAGCGTTCCATATTATCTAAGACCCAGTAGTCTACTGTTGCTTTAGATAGTGCGTAGTAGTTCAGGGGATTTATAATGCCTTGTTGATTACCGTAGACAGATGCTGAACTAGCATACTTAACAGGGATACCATACTCTATTGCTTTCTCAAATAGTTTAATACTGAAGTCTATATTATATTTGTACACCATCTCAAGGTTCTTGTTGGTTGTAGAAGACAACGCACCTTGATGGATAATCATATCTATTTTGTCCCAACTCTTGAAGTTGTCCAAGAAAGTAAGACAGTTCTCTAAGTCCACTTCAACTACACCATCAAGAGAACTCTTGAAGTGTTTACCAATGAATCCATCAGCTCCAGTAAGAATATACATACCAAAATCTTTATTGTATATATTCTAGCACAGATAAATACTAAAAAAGTGCATAGAGCCGTGATAGGAAGACTCGCATCGTTAAAAACGACATACCAGAAGGGTACAGTTACCAACACTCTACTGTACACTGCTACCCAGTTAGTTACTCTTTCTGTTTCAGCATCGAATCAGGTTGAGGATAATTTAACTCATTCAGTATCTATTAGTAGAGCACCTGCTACTACAGCATATACTATTGATGCTGATGATGCGAATGATTATAAGTTTACTGATGGAGATATAGGTAATGTTCCACAGTATGATCCAACTCTAACACTTATAAGAGGCAACACATATACTTTTGATACTTCAGCACTAGGAGGTTCACATCCTTTTAGAATACAAACAGGACCAGCAATAGGTGGAGGTAACACTCAGTATAATGATGGTGTAACTAATAACGATTCTAATGGTGCTCCTGGTAATAGTTTATTAACATTTGTTGTACCTGATGATGCACCTGATACATTATATTATCAGTGTACAGCACACCCAGTTATGACTGGGCAGATTAATATTCAAACAAGTGATGCTGGTCACACAGATTCTGACTACCTTGCCTATGGTATTCCGATGGAAGTGGGAGGCAATGCACTGTATGAAGATATAACTTTAAAGTCAGGAGATAGAGTATATGTTACATCATCTGAACCAGGTGTAAGTTTTGTTGCAATAGCATCTAAAAGTTTTCCTAATATTAAAGTAGATGTTGCAAGTTTATTAGGTAGTCAGAACTCATACATTAGTAGCACTGCTTACCCTCAGATCAATGATAATGTGGGTCTAGTAACTGCTACCTATGATGGTGTAGCAACTGTACATGTATCTAATAGAAACTCTGATAGAACTGCTTCTGTCTCTGTTGGTATTGCATCAGGAGATATTAGTACCTTCAGTGTTGCTGACTACTTCTTATTTGGTTTAAGATTAAAACCATTACAAGATTTAACGATAGACAATATAGGTCTTGCTAAAGATCAAACTCTAGTTACTAGAGCATCTAGAACTGATGTAGCATTTGCTGCTTACACTGCACCTACTGTTGAAGGACCGACTGGTGTTGGAACTGATGGAAATGTTAATACTATTGGTGTCATAACTGCTACTGCATTTGTTGGTGATGGTTCTGCTATTACTGGTGTAACTGCTGCAGGATTTGGTGTCAGTATCAGTGATAATATGTCACCGATTGGTGTTGCTGCTACAGTTAACTTCGGTCAGTACTTAGATGTAAGTCCTATCTCTGCTGGTATTGTAACAGTTAGTGTACCAAACCTAGTAGGTACTGCACAGACTGCTAACAGTCTTGCTGTTGGTGTTGCTGTTACTCGTTCAGATACAGCAGGTGTTGCTGATTATGCTCCAGTAGCAGGATTAGCGACTGAAGCTATTGTTTCTCAGAGTACGACAGGTAATGCTGCTACTGCTAGTTTAGCTCTAGGAGTTGGAACTAACTTTGATATTATATCTTACAATCCTATCAGAACATATGATAAGTTCTATGGTGATGGTAGTATGCTTACCAATGTCACTGCAGTTGGTAGTGGTATTGAAGTAAAGAATAGTGGATCTGTTGTAGGTACTGCATCAACTATAGACTTTGGATTAAGTCTAGATGTAAGTGCATTAGTAAATGGTAGTACTACTATTTCAGTACAGAAGGTTCCTCATGCTGACATCGCTGGTGTCTCTAGTTACTCAGACAAGTGTGGTGTTGCTACCTACGCAGGTAACGCAGGGATCGCTTCTAACGCATTGAATGCTAACTTTGCACAGACTTCATCGTTCTCTACCTTAACAGGTGCTGCAGAGACCGCTAAGAGTCTTTACACAGAGTTTCAGGGTGTCTTTAAACCATTACCTGTTACCATTGGTGGTAAGACTGTCAACCATAGGTATAATGGTATTGGATCTGATAAGACAGTTAATATTCAAGGATACAGTTCACCTTACTTAAGGTTTGAAGTTGGACAGACATATAGATTTGAGAATGCTGCACAGCAAGCAAACTATCCTATTGAGTTTTACTATGCAGCATCAGGTGATCCAGTAGGATTTGGTACTACCAGTCCTTCTAAGATGACTCAGGGTGTTACTGTTACTGGATCTTATACTGAGATTGAAGTTACTGAAGAGACACCACAGTTATTCTATTATGGTGCAGGTGTTGGTAGTACTGGTGGTAGCATGGGTAACTCCGTTCAGGTGTTTAACCATGAGTTCCATAAGTTTGTTAGAGTTGGAGAGTATAAGAACCTTGCAGGTCTGAAGACATGTACTCACACCCAGATGTTTGAGGGTCGTGCTACTGCATGGTACATGAACACTAACTTAGGTGTAGGTAACAGTGACTATGTTCCTGGAGATCGTTCACATAATGTTAGTTCGATTGAGCAGACATCTACTGGTGTTTATACTGTGAACTTTGCTGATGCAATGAAGGATAATAACTATGCTGTTGTTATAGATGGTAGAGGTACTAACAACTTCCCAGGTGGTTTGGTTAGGGGAACAGTATATGATAGGACAACAACAGGATTTGGTGTTACAATATACAACGGGATCCCCGCCGTTGAAGACCTACGAGATGTTAACATCGTTGTGTATGGAGGACAAGACGGAGAGCCTACTTACCTATAAATATTATTTTAACCTGAGAACATGTTCATAGTTTACTCAATGGATGGATGTAATTACTGTGAGAAAGTTAAGGAACTGATGGAGTTGACAAACCAGACATATGTGGTGTATACTCTAGGTCAACACTTCTCCATTGAAGCTTTCGAGGATGAATTTAATACTAAACAATTTCCTCAGGTAGTTGTTGATGTTAAAGGAAAAGACGAAAGAAAAGTTATTGGGGGTGCAGCTGAGCTTGCTCAGTATTTCAAGGAACATAGTCTCGCATAAACCTGCTAAATAAAATTAATTAGCATGGAGGTACAAAGTTTTTAACTTCTGTAAACCCTAGCGAGTAAGAAAATGTTAGCAGCATCATTGGTCTTCGGATCCTTCTTTATTGTTTTGACTGCGATAGTGTCAGTCATGTTAGGATGGGTACTCCGAGAGTACATGTTCTATCATCACGATAGACCTAACATTAATCCACCTAGTCACCCTGAGATGTATGATGAGAATGGGAATATTATACCTGAATCATTGATTGCATTTCGATTTGACAATGTTGCGGATGAAGAAGACGACGACGACGATTAACTTTTGAAATTATCATGGCTAAATTACCACCAAAACCTACTGTTGCTGAAGTCCTAGACGCTGTTCATAAGCAAAAGACTAAGCAGAAAAAGATAGAAGTACTAAGAGAGTATGACTCTAAGGCATTAAGGTATTGTCTCATCTGGAATTATGATGAGAGTCTTAAGAGTGCTTTGCCTGATGGTGAAGTACCCTACACACCTAATCCTTCTCCAACACCTGATGCAACCAGCAAGCTTGCATCTGAATACAGAACCCTGTATAATTTCATTGAAGGCGGAAACTATGATATAAACAACACTCGAAGAGAGGTATTGTTTATTCAACTATTGGAAGCAATAGATCCTGGTGAAGCCGAAGTATTATGTTTAGTAAAGGACAAGAAACTTGCCAAAAAATACAGATGCAGCTTCCCAGTCGTTAAAGAAGCCTACCCCGATATCGTCTGGGGAGGACGCACCTAAGATTTGGAGTGCTGAAGACAGGAAGTTAGCAAAGGAAAAGTATTGGATTAATATCCATGCACCTGATTGTTCATTGGAAAAATCTAATCTCAAATCGTTACCTACCAATTCTTATTTGGTAGAGTATACTGTGGACAACTCTGACAAGACTCACTATGATATAGTGATTGCTGCCAAGAGAGCAGATGTATTTGATTTTTATTGGGACAAACTTAAAGTTGGTCTCAAAAAGATTGGATACACTAATGGTACAAGACATCCAGGCATGTGGGGTAATCCACCACCACCTGCACCTAAAAAGAAACGCAAATGACAAAGATCCTTGTTACTGGTCATAAGGGATTCATAGGCAGTTATGTCTTCAATCACCTTAGACATGATGCAGGTTATGGTTACTTAGTTGATGGTATGGACTTCCCCGATGATGTCGGGGATTTTCAGTCTGAGATCAGCATGTTTGATAAACCATATGATTACATCATACACTTAGCAGCATTTGCTAACATTAGAGGTAGTTTAGACAATCCAGATGTATTCTGGGAGAATAATGTAGAGAAGTCCAAACCTATTTTTGATTATTGTAAGAGATATAATACTAGGTTACTTTATGCTAGTTCAGCACAAGTAGAGGAGTGGTGGCAAAATCCTTATGGTATTACCAAGAAGGTTAATGAACTACAAGCACCACCTAACAGTGTAGGAATGAGGTTCCAGACTGTGTATGGTGAGAATAGTAGGTCTGATATGTTATTCAGAATGCTACAGGACAAGACTGTTAAGTATATTACTAATCATTATAGAGATTGGATTCATGTCAAGGATGTTGCTAGAGCAATCTGTTATCTAATGTCTAGTACTTACACTGGACACATTGATGTTGGAACAGGTGAGACTATAGCAGTCAAAGATTTAGCAGAAGCATTTGGGTATGTAAATCTACCAGTCAAGGAGAGTACACCAGGTGAAAGAGATGAAACATGTGCTGACACTGCTGCCTTGCGTGAGCTTGGTTGGTTTCCAAGGGAAAAAGTTTTAGAATGCATTCCTGAGGGAAAACCGAACTCTCGTTTCAAATAATCGGGAAAAAAAACTCAGCAATTTTTTTGAGCCACAGGATTTATGTAACAAATGTTACAAAACTGGTCTTATACATAGTCATGTGTTATAATGCACATATCGTTCAACCTCACAAGAGGTCGCAAGTAAGCCGACTCGGAACGGAATCGTTCATCCCATGATACCTATCCTATTAGCTACTTCTTTAACCTGCTCTGATGCACACATACTTGTCGATAAGATGAGTAAGTATAAAGTCGAAGATGAGGTTAAATCTGAAATGATTCAGATTGTAAAAGAAGAGACGGTAGGTTGTTGGGACGCAAAAGCCGACTGAAGGAACGGAGTAAAATCCCAACTACTTCAGGAGTTAATCCAATGGCACAAGTCACTTATCGTGGTGTCTCATACGACACCGATGCTAGAAAGCAGTCAACATCATCTAAGTGTGAACTCACTTATCGTGGTGTTAAGTTCCAAAAGGAACAAGCTAAAGTTTGAAAAAAACTTGCATATAATTAAGGAGGGGTAGACACCCCTCTTTTTTTGTATTATAATATCCAAAAGGAGAATTTTATGTTACACATGCGAGAACAACTACTCAGGGCAGTATTAGCACATGCTACTGGTGAAGTTGAAAAACACAAAGCAAATGTTAATGTCTATCTTGAACATCCTGCTGGTATTGGAGAACATTCAGATATCACAGAAGCAATAGGTGTTGAGTTAGATAAGATTGCTAGATATCATGATCAGATAGAAGTTATTAATAAGTACTTTAGAGCACCTAAGCAATCATTAAATGAATAAAGGAAAATTAAAAGTATTGACTATGGCTCTTAAAGAGATCGTAGAGGAATTAGAGTCAGAGATCTATTCTGACACTGAGGCATATACTCAACCTCCTTCAAATAGTGAAATCGATGAAGTATGGGATGATGACGATGGATACCCCGATTAATGACGAAAAACTGAAGCTACGACAGGATGTTCTTAAAATCTTGTTGTCTAAATACGGTAATAGTACCTACTCAAATCGTGCCATTTACGAATGTGCAGATGATTGGTGTAGTAAACAAGTTACAACAAACGGACTAGCAGGTTATTTTAAAGCGTATTATGCGACTAAAGGAAACGATCAAATTGGTGAAGAAAGCACTGAAACATCCTGAAATGTACTCAGAATCTGAGTTAACATATATGCGAAGAGCCAAGAAAAAGGCGAAAGCAGCACTTAAAATGAAACAATTGAGAAAACTACAGAATGACAGTAAAACTGATTCAGATAACACCAAAACCTGAGGAGCAAATAGCGTATATCGCTAGAGTCTCTAATCCCAAAAATCAGGATAATCCAGATTATGCCAAATTGCTTGCTTATTGCATTAAGCATCAACATTGGTCTATATTTGAACAAGCATTTATGACACTTGAGATTGAGACCACCAGAGGTCTTGCTGCTCAGATATTGCGTCATAGGTCTTTTACTTTTCAGGAATTTTCTCAGCGTTATGCTGATACTTCTTTAATGACAAAGGGTTATGCAATACCTTTGCCAGAATTGCGTCGTCAAGATTTAAAGAATCGTCAAAATTCTACAGATGATCTTGATCCAGAAAAGGTGAAAATGCTGAATAAAGAGATTTATCAACATTTTCATGATGCTCAAGATCTCTATCGCTATATGATAGATATGGGAGTAGCTAAAGAATGTGCTAGATTTGTATTACCACTTGCTGTACCCACTAGACTGTATATGAGTGGTAGTGTAAGATCTTGGATACATTATATTGATCTTAGATCTAATCATGGCACTCAGAAGGAGCATAAGGATATTGCAGAAGGATGTAGAGTAATCTTTAAGGAACAACTTCCTACAGTTGCCGAGGCATTGGGATGGTAGTTAAGGTACATCAATTTAAGAGTGAACTTACAATTTCACCTTTTGCACCTTCTTGGAATTTTATTATTGCCGAGAAAAAGATCGATATTGATCTGGATGAGCTTTCTAGGTTGATTTTAGAAAAAGCAAGTCCAGAGTATGAAATTACAACTGCTCCTAATTGCAAATCTTACTTTTTTAATGTATTAAAGTGGGATTATCCAGTATGTAAGAAATTACATGAACAGATAATAGAATTTCATGATGAATATGTTCGTGGTACAAGAAGTCCTCGTTTATCTAATCTTAAGATTAGGTGTTGGGCAAATGTGATGACTAAAGGTGATAAGATATCTAAGCATCATCATGGTAACGCACCTCATTCTTATCTTAGTGGAAATTTTAGTATTAAGTGTGAAAACACTTCAACAAACTATTTTCATCCATATGATAACAATGAGATGTATCCTATAAAGAATGAGTCGGGTCATATGCACTTATTTCCTTCTTGGCTTCCTCATGATACAAGTAAGCATGAAGGTGATTCTGAGAGGATTATCGTTGCGTTTGATATATATCTGAAAGATAGTCCATTGACTACTTTAGAGCATTCAAATGAGTTAATTGATCTAAGATGAGTGAAGTAGCGTTACATACATTTCAGTCTCAACCCCCTGAGACACCTTTTGCTCCTTCTTGGGACTATATCATTGGTTGTAAGCAAACTGATATTGATACTAGTGAACTTGCTAAAGTGATTTTGTCGCAAGAGAAAAAAATACTTGAACAGTATCCAGATGGATCTTTTGACTATACTAATTATAGTGATGGATCAACTGGACTAGGAAAGGATAGTTTAACTTCTAGATATAGTTTTTATAACTTGTTAGAATGGGATTATCCGATTTGTAAGGAACTTTTGGAGAATATTCGCATATTTCACAATGAGTACTTATATGGTACTATAGGACAATCAAAGAAAAGGCATAAGAATTTAAATGGTTTGTTAAAGATAAGGTGTTGGGCAAATGTAATGCGTAAAGGTGATAAGATTAGAAAACATGCACATTCAAGTCATCCTTGGACATATTTGAGTGGACATTTTTGTGTTCAGTGTGATAATACTTCTACTAACTATTTTCACACATATACTGGTAATCCATATCCTATAGAGAATAATGCAGGTCAAATGACTATATTCCCAACATGGGTTCCTCATGATACTGATGAGCATAAAGCAGATAATGAAAGAATTACTATTGCTTTTGATATAGTTTGTGATAATGAGAAACAGTTCAAACATGGATTTGGTAAAGATCCATTGGAGGATAACTTGATTGTATTATGACTGATAAAATTAAAGTACATAGGTTTAAGAATAACGAAACTACAACTCCTTATGCCCCAACTTGGGATTTTATTGTTGCAGAGAAACGAACTGATCTTGATGTAAAAGGGTTAGCTAAGATACTCTTAGATGGTACTATAGATCATTTCTTCTTTCCTGGAGTTGAACAAGCACCTCTTGCTGGATCTCTAAGATTTAAGGATAAAAATATATTAAAAGTTGATCATCCATTATGTAAGCAATTGCATGAGGAGATTAGAAATTTTCATAATGAATATGTTAATGCTACTATTGGACAATTTGATCGTAAGATAGACATTAAATGTTGGGCAAATATAATGCGTAAGGGTTCTAGTCTTCCTAGACATTTTCATTCAAGTAAACACAGTTCATATCTTAGTGGACATCTTAGTGTTCAGTGTGAAGATACTTCAACTAATTATTATCATCCATATATTGTTGGTGAATATCCCACACCTAATTTTCCAGGTCAAATGACTATATTTCCATCATGGGTTCCTCATGATACAAGTATTCATAATGGTGATTCTGAAAGGATTACTATTGCGTTTGATTTTATTCCAGAAGGTACACCTCTAGAGGACTTAGATACTTTTTATAGTGCTAAGAAATGGAGGAATGATCGGAAGGAATTAATACCCCTCTAAATAACACTACCTTGTAAAGTTTTATGGCTACCTATCCTGTTATTAACAAAGAGACTGGCGAACAAAAAGAAGTTGTCTTAAGTGTACATGAATGGACTAAGTGGACAGTAGATAACCCCGATTGGACTAGAGATTGGTCTGATCCTTCAACAATGCCTGGTGTAGGAGAAGTTGGAGAGTGGAAAGACAAACTTAGAAAATCTAAACCTGGTTGGAATGAGGTCTTAGGAAGAGCTCAGAAAACAGGTCAAAATCGCCAAAAACTCACTTTAGACTGATATGCCACGGAAAAGAAAAACTGCTTCAGTTGTTGCTGGTATTGGTATGACTGCCAAGCAGATGAAACGAAAGAAACCTATTAGTAGTGATTTCTTAGTAGATATTTCTGCTCTTACTGATAATCAGAAGACATTATTTAAAGACTATAAGGCAGGTAAGAATCTTTTTGCGTATGGATGTGCTGGTACAGGTAAAACCTTTATCACGCTCTACAATGCTCTTAAAGAGGTATTAGATCCTACGACACCTTTTCAGAAGATATACATCGTCAGATCCCTTGTAAGTACTCGTGAGATTGGTTTCCTACCAGGAGATCATGAAGATAAGTCTGCACTATATCAGATTCCTTATAAGAACATGGTGAAATATATGTTTGAGATGAATACTGATGCAGATTTTGAAATGTTATATGGAAATCTCAAAACACAGGAGACCATTTCCTTCTGGAGTACTTCATTTTTGAGGGGAACTACACTTGATAGTTCTATTGTGATAGTTGATGAATGCCAAAACTTGAATTTTCACGAGTTAGATAGTATAATAACAAGAGTTGGAGAAGATACCAAAATCATGTTCTGCGGTGACGCTACTCAAAGTGACCTCACTAGAGATAAAGAACGGAATGGTATCATTGACTTTATGGGAATCCTACGGCAAATGCCATCATTTTCATGTATCGAATTCGGTCTTGAAGATATCGTTCGTTCAGGTCTCTGTAAAGAATATCTAACCACAAAACACGCAATGTCTATGTAATGTTTAATCATGTACCAGCGAATCTCACTCCATTGGAGAGGGAAACGATTGATGGTGTGAGATACTATAAAGTTCCCGATGAGGATGAATTTTTAAAGTTAGTATCAATTACTTCAGTAACTAGTCACTATAATAGAGAAAAGTTCGCTAAGTGGCGTAAGAAGGTAGGTGAGAAGAAAGCTAACGAGATTACTCGTAAGGCAACTTCTCGTGGTACTGATATGCACACACTTACAGAGCACTATTTGTTAAATGAAGATCTTCCTAAAGTTCAACCGTTATCAGAGTATCTCTATAAGATTGCGAAACCTACCCTTGACAAAATTGACAATATTCATTCGTTAGAGGGATCTCTTTATAGTAAAGAGTTGGGTGTTGCTGGTACTGTTGACTGTATCGCAGAGTATGAAGGCGAATTAGCAGTTATTGACTTTAAGACTTCTAAAGCACCTAAACCACGAGAGTGGATTGATGGTTACTTTGTACAGGCAGCAGCATATGCGTGTATGTATTATGAACGAACAGGTATTGCTGTCAAAAAACTAGTCATTATTATGGCATGTGAAGATGGTGAATGTGTTGTTTATGAAGAACGAGATAAGTTGAAATATATGAGATTACTCGTTAGTTACATTGAATGTTTTTTAACCTATCACCTACAACTACATGGAAAATGAATTCACATCAGCTTTGAACAAGAAGTTTATGAACTCTGCAAAATTTGCAGTGGAAATAGAAAAACTTGTCAAAAAGGAAAATCTTAATTATATCGATGCTATTGTTCTTTATTGTGAAGAGAATAGTATTGAGATTGATTCAATCACTAAATTGATTTCTAAACCATTAAAGGAGAAATTGAAATGTGATGCACAACAGTTGAATTTTATGAAGAAAACTACTCGTGCTAAGTTGCCGTTATGAAAAGACTTCGGAATCCAGAGACTATTAATTATACAAACTTTAAGAAGTGGGCTACTGGATCTGAATGCTTATGGTCATATATTCCATCAGCAACTCCTAATTATGATGATCCTACAGAAATAGAAGGTGAGCAGAGAAATTTACCTTTTTATACTAGAACAATTTTAAAGAGACCAGAGAATGAGTTTCGGTATCCTAGATTAGAGCATTCTACTAGTGAAGAAGCTCATAGAGTCATTGAGGTATTGAATGAGATATTAGATTTTAATAATATTAAGATGTCAAGTTATCTTAGGATATCACTTAATTGTGTTCATCCTGAGAAAGAAATTTATAATACACTACCACACATAGATCATAGTTATCCTCATGGTAATATAATATTATATTTGACAGATGCTGGTGGTAAAACTTATGTTAAGAATGAAGAGACTTCTAAGTATGAAGGATATGATCCATTAGAAGATGATGCAGTCTTGTTTAGTGGTAAGCACTTCATGCAGAATCCTTTAAAGAAGAGAAGAGTTATTTTAGTTTCTACTATACTTCCATGAGTACTAATCCTTGGTTTCCTATACCAGTATATTCTGGAAAAGCAGTTGGTGATGAATATGAAAATATTCAGAAAGAACTATCTGACATTTATGATGATTTAGAGTTTCGTCAAAATCCTAATTGGACAGATGATACTAATGATTTGAGTGTGGGTAAAAGTGGAAAAATATTCGGTGATTGTATTCTTACACAATATAAGTGTAAGAAGATGTTGGAATTTATTGATAAAAGTATAACTTTATATCTTAATGATATCCGTGCAGCAGAACCTAGGAACTATAAAATATTAGAATCGTGGTTGACTAGAACTACAAAAGGTAAGTATGCACATTTACATGATCATAACTTATGTGATATATCTGGAGTATATTATTACAAAACTAATGGTAAAGATGGTAATATAATGTTTCCAAATTATCTTAGGCAATTTGGGTCTAATTATGTGATAGGACAGGTAGCTAATTCTATTTCATCATTCCGATTGGAGCAAGGAGTAATAGGACTTTGGCCATCAATGCTTATGCATAATACCGAACCTAATCCTACTGATAATGATCGGGTTAGCGTAAGTTTTAATATCAAATTTGTGGTATAATACAGATAAATACTAGTGTTCATAGAGGAATTTATGTCTAACTTTTTTGAATCTGATTTCGTTCAAAATGAAATGGAAGAGATCAATGAAGCACAAGAGAAGATTTATTCACAAGTCTTCAAATTTCCAGAACTTTCTCTTGATGAGCAACTTGAACATCTAGAGGAGTTGGATGATTTGCTTGAAAAACAGCAGATCCTTTATACTCGTATGAAATTGTCTGATGACCCTCGTGCTAAGGAGATGGCTGACAATGTTCGGCAATCTGCTATAGTAATGGGGTTCCCTAAGGATGTTGATTGTAACCTTCTGTTTTCTAACATGAGAGATACTCTCAACAGAGTTCGTCAGGGTATTGACAAGGGAGCATGACTGCCCTATAATACAGTCACACAAGCCAAATCCAATTACACAGGCCAAATCTTATGTCTTTCGCATCGCTTAAAAAGCAATCATCTCTTGGTAGTCTAACTGCTAAACTTGTTAAAGAGGTTGAAAAAACCAATTCTGCAAATAAAGGAGATGAGCGTCTCTGGAAACCAGAGGTGGACAAAGCAGGTAATGGTTATGCCGTTATCCGTTTCCTACCAGCACCTGATGGAGAAGATCTCCCTTGGGTAAAACTATACTCTCACGCCTTTCAAGGACCAGGTGGATGGTATATTGAGAATTCATTAACTACAGTGAATCAGAAAGATCCTTGTTCAGAATTTAACACTGGTCTTTGGAACAGTGGAGTAGAATCTGATAAGCAAATTGCTCGTAATCAGAAGCGTAAGCTTTCTTACTTTGCAAACATCTATGTTGTAAAGGATCCTGCTAATCCTTCTAATGAAGGTAAAGTATTCCTGTACAAGTTCGGTAAGAAGATCTTTGATAAGGTCATGGGTGCAATGCAACCAGAATTTGAGGATGAGACACCTCTCAACCCATTCGATTTCTGGCAAGGAGCAGACTTTAAGGTTAAGATCAAGAAGGTAGCAGGTTTCTGGAACTATGATAGTTCTGAGTTTGCTGCTGCTAAACCACTCCTTAAGGATGATGATGCTTTAGAAGCACTCTGGAAGAAAGAATACTCTCTTCAAGAACTTGTTTCTGCTGATAAGTTTAAGTCTTATGATGAGCTTAAGAAGCGTCTTGAGTCAGTTCTAAAACTTACTTCACCACCTGCTCGTCAAGTAGCTGAAGAAGTTGCTAACGAAGAGGTTGCAGAAGTTGCAGCAGCTCCTGCTGCTGAAGATGATGCACTATCATACTTTCAACAGTTAGCTGAAGAATGAATATATTAGGAATCTATGGTGCATTTGAATGGGATGCCAATCATGGCAAACTTACTGATTATTTTAGCGTAGGTTCTATAGAAAGTACATCCTGGTCTCACGACTCAGGGTGTACTCTTTTTATGGATGGAAAACATATTTGTAGTGTTAGTGAAGAAAGAATTACACGGACAAAGTATGATGGAAATTATCCAAAGAATTCTATTCAGATGTGTTTGGATAGAGGTGATATTCATAGGAGAGATGTAGATCTAGTATATTTTGTACCAACTCATCATTTTATTGCTTTCCATCAAATTAAAAGTGGTGCAGTAGGTTTCTTTTTAAAACAGTCATTTCCTAAGGCAGAGATTAAATTTACTGGACATCATCTTGCACACGCAGCTTCCACTGTTTTTACATCAGATTTTAATGAAGGTACTTTTGTAACCTTTGATGGTGGTGGATCTGCTATTCAAGATCCCATTAGAGAATATGTTGATCATATTGAGAATAATTCTATAGGATACTTTAACAAGAAGAAGCGTATCTTTAGATTCTATAATATGTTCGAGCATCAATATAATAATTTCGGACAATTATATCAGACTGTAGCATCAAAGATTTATCAGAAGAAGACTGGTGAAGAAATAAAACACTGGGAAGGTATCACTGCCTCTAATGGTAAGATAATGGGATTGTCTGCATATGGCACACCAGGTGATCATCCTAAAGGATATAAAGTAACTGAACATTCTATTCCTTATATTAATTTTGATGCATTTGCTGAGAAATCAGATTACTATCATGAGAAGATATGTGATACGATGTCACCTGAGGATGCTGCATATTATCTTCAGAGAACTTTTGAAGATGGAATCATAGATCTTCTTAAATCTTTAAGGAAGGGTCATTTAGATAAAAATACTTGCTTTGCTGGTGGAGTTTTTCTTAATGTTTTAGGTAATACTCTTATTAAAGAGAGTGGTATCTTTGAAGATATTCATATACCACCATTCACAGATGATTCTGGTGTACACTTTGGTGCTGCTATATGGGGTTGTTATGAGAATGGTGAAGATATATCTTTACCAGATAATCTTGCTCTTTTAGGTAGAGATTTTCATAATGATGAAGTAATACAGTATCTTGATATGTTTGATCTTTCCTATAGAGATTATGACATAGATGTTGTTGCAGATCTTATTAAGGATAATAAGATTGTTGCTTGGTTCCAAGGAAGATCAGAGGCAGGTCCAAGAGCATTGGGATCTAGATCTATTTTTATGAGTCCTACCAGAGCTGAGAATAAGGATATTTTAAACAAGAGAGTAAAGCATAGAGATCATTGGAGACCTTTTGCTGGTACAATATTAGAGGATCGTGTAGGAGAATACTTCTCAGAAGCATATATTAGTCCATATATGCTATACTCTCAACATTCTATAACTGATAAATTACCTGCTATTACTCATGAAGATAAGACTTGTAGGATTCAAACAGTTAATTATAATCAGAATCCTAGAGTACATGACCTCTTGACTAGGTTAGATCCTCCTGCTATACTCAATACATCATTTAATGATAATGGAGAACCTATAATAGATTCACCTTATGATGCTGTTCGGGCATTTACCCAATTGGATATTGACCATATGGTAATTGGTGATTTTATTGTAGATAAATAAATCAGAACCTATTAATTTTGAGACAATGGCTTTTTCGGCAACTCATTATATTGTTAATTACAAAACAGGTAACTCAGACAAGAGTATAGAAATCTATGCTACCAGTGCTTCTGATGCAGAAACTAAACTCAAGAAGAAGTTTCCTGATGCTACAAGCGTTGTTGCTTCTGCTGTATAACGATGTCACGCAATAAAGTTATCGCATATGCCGATGCTAACGGTAAGTGTAGAGTAGTAATCCCCACAATGGATTGTGCTCTATCTGATGAAGCTGTTATTGCAAAGGATATACCCACATCGGATTATTCTGTCATCGATCCTGCTAATCTACCCTCTAATGAGTTTAGATCTGCATGGCAGTACAATCATGGAAGTAAGACTGTTACAGCAGATCTTGCTACAGCAAAGACACTTACTACTGAGATATTGGAAACTAAGTTTCTTGCTACGAAGAAGGAGAACGCTGATATACAGTCAATAGCAGACATGAAGGGAGAATCTGCATCTCTTAAATCGAATCCCTCAGTACCATATACAACAATTACTAACGCTACTACTATATCTGAATTAGAAGCATTGATTTAATGAAAACATTTGAAGAGCATAATGCTCAACATGAGGAGTATAACTATTCTCGTGAAGATCCTTTTTATATTGTTGCTTTAAGTAATGATGCTATAGAGCAATTGTGGGATTATATTGAAGATATTCCAGATGATGAATGGTGGGAATGTAATCAAGATTTTGAAGATAACGAGTATAGAAAATCAGATATTCATGTCCCATTAACAGATACATTCCCATATAAAGTGGGAATGAATATGTTTAATTTTGTGAATAATAAAAATTATCAGATGGATATTACTGGATATGAATTCCAGATCCTTAGGTATGGTGAGGGTGGTGCATTTCATTGGCACTGTGACTATGGTATTGCACCAAAGAAAGATGTATGGAGAAAATTAAGTATAAGTGTTCAACTTTCTGGTCCAGAGGACTATGAGGGTGGTGAATTAATTCTTATAGATTATTCCAATAGACATTGCGAGATCCCTAAGAGTAAGGGTGCTTCTGTTGTTTTTGATGCCAGATGTCCACACAAAGCATGTCCTGTCACCAAGGGTGAAAGATATGTATTAGTTGGGTGGGCTAATGGACCTAAACTTAGATAGGATTATGTGCTTTCTTTAAGAACCTAGATTCAAACTGAGATGATTTAGTATATTCAAGGGTTTCTTTCATATCCATTAAGAACATTGTAAGATATTGTTCTCTCATAACTTTTATATTTCTTTTCTTTTCATTTTCTCTAGTTTCTGCAAGGAAATTGCTAATCCCTACAACTGGATTAAGTGTAATATTGTGAGTATCTGGATGTGGAATTGTAAATCCTTGATCTACATTTTTACCAGCAGGTAGGATTAATCTACCATTAGCGTCTGTTACTTGTGTTGTTTCATAAAATTGAGTAGCATTTAGTTCAGTACCATATTTGTTTTCACAATAATCATATAATACCTTACTGGTCATCGGCCATTCATCTCTGACATTAATAATATTTGCAACAGTTAACACTATCCAATCATATTCTGCAGAACCATATAATTCTTCTGCAACCATGTCAGGTCTTACACCTTCTTTAATTGTATATGATTGTAGAAATGTAATACTTTTTGTAACATCATCTCTAACTTTTGCTCTTAGAAATAAATTCTTAGCATAGACATAATTCTCTCTATCAACTGCTGATGTGAGATTATTTTTATACCCTATATTAGGTATATTTCTAAAATAGTGTTTAGCCATTAGTAACCTACTCCTAGTTCAACTTCATCATGATCTTCAGCATATATTGGGTTCACTTCAGTGAATTGTAGATCCAATTTCATATGAACTGGAGTACCTTCATTATATGTCGCATAAGTTCCACTACCTGTGTAATTTACTGCGACATTTTTTAATGCACATGTTTTAAAGTGATGTAAGAATGGATGTGGTTTTCCCCCTTTCATATAGTTTAACCTATAAACATCAGGAGAATTTAAAAATCCTAAACCTTTCTTACCCATCTTTGCTGCACTTGTCTTTTTAAGAGTTCTTATTAGTTTTTGTACAACTAGAGATTCATCCCTACTCCTAGGGGTTAGATCCCAAGAGAAGTTGAAACTTCTTACAGTAACACCACCAAAAACCATCTCAACATTCTCGTTGATTACTTGTCCACTAGCCCTTGATAGTAGTCCACCTACGGTTACATTTCCACCAAGACTATTTACAGCAGATGCAGCAGCAACCATTTTTCCATATCCCATAACTTGAGATCCTCTAGTACCTGTAGCAGCTTGACCTGCTTCAGTCATAGTATCTTTCATTACTTCTAGTGCTCCTCTACCATCTTTGCTCATGGCTTCTCCCATTTTACTGAGTCCCCATGCAGCAAAATCATTCAGTTTACTCTCACCCCATGAAACTCCATTACTATCTTTTATATTCTGTGGTATTGGTAAAATAATTACAGCAGATGTTGGTAGATCTTTATATCTATCACTAGCTTGCATTGTCTTTCCATCTTTTAGGGTTCCTTCAAATAACCCTTTCATACCACCTTGAAACTTTCTTGTTTTAACTTCCTTTGTAGTTTCAACACCATCATCCCCTTTAACTGTTTCTGTCTTTGTGTGGACAGTTGATTCTGCAGCAAAGTCATCAAATCCAGCAGTCTTTCCTTTATACTCCAAAACTTCGATCATGAAGTAATCAGTAGTATGATCAATCAGATCTTCTGGGTATCTTATAACTTTTCCGAGATTAGCTGGCACTATCTTATACTCTTTTTATGTATTTAGCTTGAATTTGGCATATGACAGTTCTCTAGCATGATTTAATTCAGCAACTGACAGTTCATGTAGTTCTCCTACTAATTCATTCCATGTATAGTTTCTCATTTTATTCCAATGATAATTAAATCCTCTAAATCCCCATTGCTTTATTTCCATACATGCTATCAAAGGAAATTCATCATACTCAATCATCGGAGTTTTTGGTAGATATACAAAGGTATAGAAACCACCTTCTTCTGGTAGGATAACTTTAGTGTCCTGTATGGCATCTAAAACTTCCAGCATTGTATCTTCAGGATCTTCTGTCCCAACAAATCCATCTACAATTGGCTGAAGTCTAGACACCTAAGTTATCCTCCGTTAGTATTTTAAACTCCATCATTCTGTCTTTACAGAATTCTTTCGCTGCATCCCATTTCGCTTGGTTCTTAGCATATTCCATCACTTCTCTTACATACTTTCTATTTTTAGTCTTTTGAACCTTTGGTGCAGTACATTGTCTTTTGGGTTTAACCTCAATGATATATTTCTTAGGTACTCCTGAATTGTCTTTTACTTTAACATAAAAGTCAGGAAAGTATCTATGTAATCTGTTGTCAAGTGGTGACCTGTAGGGTATAATAACTTCTTCGCTACCCCACTCAATTATGTTATCGTTCTTGTCACAATATGACATAAAAACTTTTTCCCAAGAACTACGATAAATAATGTTACGATAATCCCCTCGATATTTCTTTATATTAGAAGGTTTATATCTTCCTGAACGAGCCATATGTCGTATAAGATCCCGTTAGGTATTTATTGTGCCAGTCTATCCAAGAGTAAAGAAAACTGAACAGATTCGTAGTCTATTCCAAAAGGTTGCTACTACGAATCATTATGAGGTGTTCTTTTCTGGTTTTGGATCTTTAAAGAAACTCAGAGGTTATATGACCTCTAAGTCACCAAGAGTTAGTAATTGGTTCATTAGTAGAGAACTTGGTTTGTTATGTAATGCTGCTGAGTTGCCAGCAACTTCTATGGCAACTGCACAGATTGAAGGTCAAAGGATGGGTATAGTTGAGAAATTCGCTCATTCAAGAGTATATACTGATGTAAGTTTTACTTTCTATGTTGATAGTGATTATAAGACTCTAGAGTTCTTTGAACTATGGCAAGAATTTATAGCATCTGGATCTGATACTGATGATGGTGCAGATAAGACGCATATAGCATATTATCATAGGATGCAGTTTCCAGAGGAATATAAGGTTGATACTATAAGGATTCAAAAATTTAATAAAGATCATTTCAGAAGTGTTGAGTATACTTTCCTTAACTGTTATCCAGTTTCTGTATCTTCAATGCCTGTTTCTTATGATGGTAATAGTGTTCTTGAGTGTCAGGTGACCTTTACTTATGATAGATATTACTTTGGTAAGATTGGTTCTCTTGATAGGAGAGTGTTTAATTCCGCATATAAACCAGTAGATACAGGAACTTCTGTTGGTAATGCTCCAGAGAAGATGAACGAGCCTAAGTCAGGTGAGGTCTCTGCTAAAGAAGTATATAAAGATGATGTACAAACTACTGATACTGTTCAAACTGAAACTATGAATGAGAAAGGTAAAGAAGCTCTTGCTGCATTGGAAGATAAGTGATATATATGCTATAATATACATAATGGAGATTTAGTATGGGATTAGCACAAGATTTAAAGGAAGGAACCAAACAGTCGCATTCCGCAGCAGAGAACACTAAGTTCGTTTCATCATTCCTTCGTGGAGTGGTGAGTGAAGATAATTATAAAAAATTAGTTGCCAATTTCTATTTTGTCTACAGGGCAATGGAGGAGGAGGTCTTTAAATTAAAAGATGATCCTATCATTGGTCCTATTCGTTTTCCAGAACTTAATAGGACTAGTGCTCTTGAGATGGATCTAAGGTATTTTTATGGTCCAATTTGGAGATCCATAGTTACACCATCTGAAGCATGTCAACAGTATGTTAATCGTATTCGTGATGTAGCACAGGACAATCCTGAACTCCTTGTGGGTCATCATTATACTAGATATTTGGGTGACTTATCTGGTGGTCAGATTCTTAAGAATATTGCCGAGAAGGCTCTTAATTTAACAGATCAAGGATTGGATTTCTATAAGTTTGCTAATATTACAGATAAAAAAGAATTTAAAGAAAATTATCGTGCTGTACTAAATACACTGCCAGTGAGTCAATCACAGGTCTCTGCTATCATCTCTGAGGCAAACTTCGCATTTCGTTTGAATATGTTTATGTTTGAAGAATTGGATGGTAACGCATTCAAATCCACAATCGCTTATATTTGTGGTATAATTAAAGGAAAAACTGATGCCACTACCTAAGATTACCGCACCAACTTATGAGTTGGTGATTCCTTCATCTAAAAAGAAGATTAAATATAGACCCTTTTTAGTTAAAGAAGAAAAGATTCTTGTTATTGCGATGGAAAGTGATGATATCAAGGACATTGCTAGAGCAGTTAAACAGGTTCTAGGAAATTGTATAATAACTAGAGGTATTAAGATTGATAAGTTAGCTACCTTTGATATTGAGTATCTCTTTCTTAATGTTAGGGGTAAGTCAGTTGGTGAAACTGTTGATATCCAAGTGACTTGTCCTGATGATGAAGAGACTAAAGTTCCAGTAACTGTTGCTCTTGATGAGATACAGGTGACATTTGATCCAGAGCATACTAAAGATATTATTTTAGATGATAAATTGACTATGAGGATGAAGTATCCTTCACTTGATCAGTTTATTAAAGAGAATTTCCAATTAGGAGATGGTGTTGGATTTGAGCAGTCTATTGATATGATTGCTGATTGTGTTGACCAGATTTTTTCTGAAGAAGAAACATGGACTGGAGCAGATTTTACTAAGAAAGAGATGGTTGAATTCTTAGAAGGATTAGGATCTAAACAGTTTAAGTTGTTAGAGAAGTTCTTTGTTACTATGCCTAAACTCTCGCATGAGTTTTCAGTAACTAATCCTGAAAGTAAACAAACTAATACTATTAAGTTGGAGGGGTTAGCAGCTTTTTTCAATTAGCGATGTTGCATGAAGATCTTGTATCTTATTACAAGATCAATTTCGCTCTCATGCAGCATCATAAATATAGTTTGAGTGATATTGAAAATATGATCCCGTGGGAACGGGAGATATACATTAGTTTATTGAAAAATCATATCGAAGAGGAGAATTTAAGACAGCAACAAAATGGCTGACATTAAAGACAAACTACCTAAACCACCAGGAGAAAAAGATTCTAAACTGGGGGGTGCTTCTCATGGCACGATGTCAAAGTCTTTTGGATTGCAGAGAAAAACACTAGCAAGAGTTATTGGATTAGAGAAGAGGGTAGATAAGATAGAAACTGGTGAAGGAGGTATTGATGCTGATAAATTTGCTGATCTTAATAAATCTATCTTCGCAGTTAATTCTAATTTAATAGCAATAAGAGATGCTATAGAGGCTGATCTAGCACAAGATCAAAGTGCAGCAGATGATAAGAAAAAGGATGATGCAAGAAAACTTGATAAATCTAAAAAATTAGATTCAGAGAAGTTCCTTGAGACTAAACAAGAGCAAGAAGCTATTAAACCAGTAGAGAAAGTAACTAAGTCAGCTAAAGGTATTTTCCAAGGATTGTTTGATGCTTTAACTGCTGTATTTGGTGGATGGTTATTGGATAAGGGTGGAAAATTAATGAAGGCATGGGCTGAAGGTGATATGGAAGAATTTGAGAAGATGAAAGGTGAGATAATAAAAGCATTGTCTGTTGTTGGTTTAATATTTGCTGCTGCTAATATTGGAACTATCATTGCGTCAATGAAACTTATCATTGGTGGTCTTAAGGTAGGTGTGCCAGCAGTTCTTGGACTCTTAGCAAACCCTTGGACTTGGGTTGTACTGGGTGTAGGTACTGGTTTATACTTTGGTGTTAAAGCAATTCACAAAAGGGTTACTGGTGGAGAATCCTTCTCTGAATTTGATAAGCAACTGAGAGCACAGACAAAATCTGCTGGTATTGATATGTACCAGAATCAAAAAGGAGCACATGTATTAGAGGAAGATGGAAAGTCTCATAAGCGTATTGATTTTTGGGGTGAGCATGGTTTGATGGGTAGAGAAGCAACAGAAGAGGAGAAGGAGGATCTTAATTATAATGCAGATAAAAGAGTGAAATTAAATCTTCAAAATGAAAAGCATCGTGCTTGGATTGAAAAGAATATGGGTGCAGATAAATTAGCAACAATGGATAAAGCATTTGATGATTATAAGACTATGATGAAGAAGAAAGATGATATTAAAGATGAAATGCATTTGATGTTGAAGAAGGAAAAGAAATTATGGTATGCTGCTAAACGCAAAGAAGAAAAGGAACTCCGTGCTAAAGGTGAAATTGGTGGATGGAACACTACTAAGGGTTGGATGGATCCAGCACAGTGGATGGATAGTTCTGCTGGTAGATGGTGGTCTAAGCAAGATAAACACTGGAAGAAGAGACATTTAGAAATTAGAGCAGAATATAATGGTAAATTGAGAACAACATTCCCTGAGTTCTTTGATAATGATCCAACTACCAGTGCTGGTGCTGATTTCCCTAAGGATGTCTTTATGGCGAAGAGTGATGAGGAAACTGATGATATGGCATTAGAAAGGCATAAACAGATGATTGCAGAAGGTGAAATTTCAAATGAAGATTTGGATAAAGATATCAAAACTTTGAAAGAGAATGCTAAGGGTGATGGTCCATCTCATGCCAACTTAGAAGGACAAAGAACAAGTGTTCCTTTACCTGACAGTATATTAAAACCTTCACAAGCAGCAAGTAGAGCTGCAAATTTGGCAAAGACTGATGAGATTTCTACAACTACTCCTATCAGTGATATTAAATTTGAGTTCCCTGCTGCAGATGGAGGGGAATCACAAATAGCAGAAGATAATGGAATGCCTTTAGAACAAGGTGGTGCATCTGAAGTACCGTCATTAAATACATCTAATCGTTCTAATGACTATAGATTTTTCTATAGTCACATATATCAACAGGGTGATGTATAATGGCAGATGCGAAGTTAGATAAAAAGAAACTTATCCCTGCTGGTGAAGCTTTTGATGTTGTATCATTTGGCGTTAAAGCAATTCAGGATACAACACAAGGTCTTAAAAAAGCATTTAAGGCTAGATTGCAGCAGCAGAAACAGATAAAGAAAGATCAAAAAATTGCTGCTAGTAGATTATTAAACAAACAGAAACAAAAAGACAAAGAGAAGGCACTTGAAGCAACACCTCAGAAAAAGAAGGGTGGAGTTAAAGAGTCAATTAAGAAAACAAGTGGAAGCATATTTAGTCGAGTGATGTCAGCAGCTGCTGCTGTATTTGTTGGTTGGTTTATGGATAAAATGCCAGCAATTCTTGAGGGCATTCAAAGAGCAGTTGAGACAATTCAAAGAGTGGTTGGTGCAGTGAGTGGTGTTTTTGGTGGTATTTTTGATGCTTTAAGTGGTTTTTATGAAGGTGCTAAGGATATGATTTCTGGATTTAATTCCAAATCACTTCCTAAAGAAGAAGATGTTAAAGGTGAATGGGATTCGTTAGATCAAGAATTGAAAGGTCAAGCAGATGGAGTGAAAGAGAGTCTTGGTGAGACTACGGAGGCTATTAAAAAGTTTGCTAAAGATAATGCTGATAAGAACACAGCAGATCCAGAGAAGTCACCAGTAGGTAAGGCTGATGCAGAACTACATTCATCTACTGCAGAGAAACCAGAAGGATTAGATACTGATCAACATGCTAAGGCAATGCATCCTGAGAATTATGTTGAACCAGATAAGGCAGATGAAGAAGCAAGAAAGAATTTTGAAAAAGAAAACCCACCAGAGGCACAGTCTCCTGCAAAGGATGCTAAAAAGAAACCAGAACTAGATTATAACGATCAAAGTAAAGTTGTTGCTGCTGATCTTGCCAAGATTAGACCAGAGGACTACACTGCTAGTGCAAAACCTGCTACAATATCAAAGTCTGAACCAGAAACACCATTGATTGAAGCACCACCAGCAGTAGTTACACCAGCACCATCTTCTTCTGAAGCAGTTGGTGATGGTATTAAGGCTCCGAAAATAGTTACTCCATCAGGTTTGGGTATGGATATGTATAGTCGAAAGATTATACTTAACCCAGATGCTGCAAGAGGATGGAAGAAACTTCTTGTTGAAGCAGCAAAGGATGGTATAGATTTGACTAAGGCAGTTACATCATCTTATAGATCACCAGAGAAACAAAGAGAATTGATTGCAACAGAGGATGGTGTTAATGTTATTACACCTGCTCCAGTTCATCAGTCTCCTCATGTTCAGGGTTGGGCGGTTGACCTTGCTACTAACACTCCTGAGTGGAACTGGATGAAGAAGAATGCTCATAAGTTTGGTTGGAGATGGCAAGGTGAGGCTGATCCAGTTCACTTTGATTTTATGGAGGGTGCTTCTAGTAATACTCATTGGATGGAACCAGGAAGAAATGATTGGATGCAAAGTAACCTTAATAGTGGAGAGACAGTCGCATCTATTCAGACTAAACCTAGGAAAATTGTTGTTCCTATCCCAATAAATACCATGAGGAAGTCTTCTCCTGTTGGTGGAGGTATGCCTCCAATGGATAATAAAGGAATATCATCACCTAAAGTTGGTGGTATTAATATTCTAGCAGCAATGAAGACAATTAATAGAGCGTATACTTAAATGCCAGCATTAGCCACACAAGCATCAACCTTTGAAAAAATAGAGATTTATCCTTTAGGTGGTGAGGATGGAACAGATTTTGTTGATTTAAGGATGGGTTGTACTCATTTTGAGTATTATGAGGATTTAATGTCTCCAGTTATTACTGCTACTATGGGAGTAACTAACGCTGGTAATACTATTCGTGGTCAAGGTGTTTATAATGGTCTTCCTATTAGAGGTGGAGAAGAGGTAAAATTACATTTTACAAGTCCTCAAGAAGAAAGTGCAGAGGAAACTCCAGGTCTCCTTGAGATGACACTGTATGTAAATGGGGTTACTGATTATTATGCTGAGAAGAATAAAGAAATATTTACTTTACACCTAGTATCTAAAGAAGGTATTACTAATTTAAATAAGAGAATTATTAAAAAGTATAAGCAGAAGAGAATCGATGAGGTTATAAAAGATTTTCTTGATATTTTGGAGTGTGAGTATGAGGAGGCAGATATTGAACAGACTTTAACTAAAGTTAATTTTATTGGTAACATGAGAAAACCATTTTCTCTTGTTCCTACCTTGGCATCTAGAGCAGAACCTATAGGTAGTAATAGTGCTAGTGCTGGTTTCTTTTTATGGCAGACAAGGACTGGTATAAAGTTTAAATCTATTGAGAGTATTATTAAGCAAGCAGATATCAAGATGGATTACTATTATGATCGTAGCAATGAAGGTCTAGATAATCCTGAGAAAAGTTTTAGAAAGATTTATGATTATTCAATTTTAAATAATAATAGTATAACAGGTTCTCAACAGACTGGAGAGTATTCAACTTATAGGATATATTTTAACCCACATACCTTTCAGTTTACTAAACCTGCTGATTCTCTCTTTAAACCAACAAAAGAACTAAAGAAAGAACAGGAAAAGTTAGGCACAGAGGAAACGCCAATTCCTCCACTGGCAAGTCCAGAAAATATTCCCAGCCCAGAAATGGCCCACAGGATCGTTTCAGGTGTTTATAGTGTGGGTTGTTTAGAAGAGATTGCTGATCCTGCTGTTGTAGGTACAGCTTCAACTGCTATTAACCAAGAAAATCTTAATGATAGTGGACAGGCTATATCTCGTTATAGTTCTTTATTTACGCAAGTCCTAACAATGACAGTTGGTATGAATGTTGAACTTCAAGCAGGTGATATAATAAGGTGTACATTTCCACAAGTAAGCGGTGATGATGAGATAGATGACTCCCAAAGTGGTCTATATATCATTAAGGAACTAAGTCATCATATGACATCTACTAGATCCTACACTGCCCTGAAAATTATCCGAGACACCTCAGGAGGTTAACACATGACAACTAAAGTACCCGATCATGATCTTAATCATGAGGTTTACATAGATCCTAAAGATCATAAAGAGCATGTCAATCATGGCATGATTGAATACACTGAAGCAGATTTAGAAATGCACAATGATGCTTTTCATGCTCATGAAGAGAATGAAGAGAATCTAGGTGATGCTAAGATTAATGATTGGCATACCAGACATCAAGATCAAAATCTTGAAGTGTATTGTGATAATCATCCAGATTCCCTAGAGTGTAGAGTATACGACGACTAATGAGCTTAGAAGAGTCCCTATTAGGTAACAGTCAATTTTTAGGCAGAGACGGATTCAGATGGTGGATCGGTCAAGTTGCCCCTAGGGAAGCTCAGGCTGATCAAACTGATGATGGAGCAGGTTGGAGTAATAGATATAAAGTTAGAATAATGGGGTATCATCCTTTTACGGATGATGTTACTGATAAAGATTTGCCTTGGGCATTAGCACTACTACCTACTACATCAGGTAGTGGTGCTGCTAACTATGCAACATCTACAATGTTGCAGCAGGGTGATGTTGTATTTGGATTTTTCTTAGATGGTGATGAAGGTCAGGTTCCTGCTATTATAGGTCATTTTGGAAGAGCAAACGGAATTCAGCAGGATGGAGAATTTACTGGTAAGTTTGAGACTGGTACTGCATTTACAGATAATACACCAGTAAACCCAAAGACAGAACTTAATGAGAATGGTGTACCAGATCAGACTGGTGAGCAAAATAAGGATGCAAACCCAACTAACTCTAGTGCTACAACAGGTAAGAATGTAGACCAGTCAGGTGCTGGTACTCCTATAATTGCACCAGATACTTGTACAAGTAATTCTGTGTCCAGAATGGCACAGGCAGTTGAGAATTTGGCACAGAGAGTTGAAGATTTATCTTTGACAGGGATGAAACTAGAGGCCGAAATAGATGCTGTTGCTGATCAAATTGAATCCATGGCTAATGGGTTTGTTGGTCGTATGATGGATTCTACTTATGATTTTCTTGAACCACAATTACAGAAGGGATTAGATAAAGTATATAAGGATACTTTTAGTGAGGTGTTTGAACAGATGGGCAACTCTCCACAGTCATATGCTTCTGCACATGCTGCTGGTGTTGCATCACAAGTTGGACAAGTACCTGCTATTAAAAATGCAGAAAATTCTTTAGCATGTGTAGGTAATAAGGTAGTAGAAGGATTAAGAGGTACTGTATCAGATATGTTAAAGGATCTGCTTGCTTCAGGTCTTGGGATGGCAGGTTGTGTCTCTGCTAATTTTGTTGGTAAGTTTGTAGGTGATATGATTAATGGTATTGGTGATGCTATGAAGAGTCCTTTGAGTGGATTAAGTGATCTATTATCTCCTGGTGTTGACATTGCTGAGTTTCTAAGAAGTTCTGCATTTGTGTTAGAAGATTTCTCTGGATTCTTAGATTGTGGTCAGACAAATAAAGATAAGTGTCCTCCAGTTAAGAAGTATCAAGTTGGTGGTGGAGCAATGGAGAAGGGTGCTGATCCATTTAACTATATCACCAGTCAGATGAAGAAGAGTGCCAAAGGTGGTAGTGGACTTGGTGCTATAAGTGGTTTACTAGGAGATGCAACAGGTGGTGGTCTCTTAGGTGCTGCAACTGGTCTTTTATCTGGTGGTGGGTTGTCTGGAATGGCATCTGATTTGTTTGATAATTTAGTACCACCAGGTATAAGTAAGACTCTTGGTGCTGCTGGTAGAGTATCTGGATTGATGGATGAATTGAGTGGTGGTGGATCATGTGGTGGTGGTAATAAAGATTGTGGTAATCCTACATTGCAGATATTTGGTGGTGGAGGAATTGGTGCTATAGGAAATGTTGTATTAGGTAAAACTATTGAGAATAGTGGTTTGGGTGGAATCGCACAAGGTATTAGTAAGACTGCAAGTATTATTGGTGTGGATCTAAAAGTTCCTGGTATGAATTATAAGTCACCTCCTGCTATTAGCTTCTCTGATAAGTGTGGTAAGGGTTATGGTGCTCATGGTCATGCTGTACTTAATGAGGATGGTACGATAGGTGCTGTTGTTATTGATACTGTAGGTGAAGGATATCCAGTTATTACAGATCCTCCAACTAATGTTGGTTTAACTACTGTATTTGTTGAGGATCCTGGTAGTGGATATATTCCAGGTGATGTAATTGATGAGAGTGTATTTGTTGTAGAATATCCAACAGGATTTGCAGATCCTGAAGTGGGTATTGGAACACCAACTACTGTTGATCCAGATGATCCAAGCATAGTTTCTGATCCATATGTTAATTTGGTTCCTAAAGAAGGAACTCAAAGAGTTACTTTGGCAAATATCTCTAGTAAACCAACTTTTGACATTGTAGTTAATCCAGAAACAGGAGGAATCGAGGCAGTTAGGGTTCTAAATATTCTTAAGTATGACACTCCTCCAGTGATTAAAGTTCTCTCTACTACTGGTCAAGGAGCAGTTCTTAGACCTGTATTTGGAGAAATTCCACCTGATGTTCAAACTGGATTTATTACTGTTATCGATTGTGTGGGGGTAGGATAAATGACAGCAGAAAGTACCTGGGCAAGAAGAGTTGTTGATTCTAGAGGTGGACACTTTAGAATAGAGACTGGCAGCCCTAGAGTTGGTAGAGATGGTCCAGAACCTACTAAGATCTATTCATCTAATGATAACGGTGAAGTATTTTTAATAGCACATGGTCATGGATCAGGTCTTGGTAGGATAGCATGTGATAAGTCTATTGAAATTAATGCAGGTGATAAGAATGATCCTAATAGTATTGATATTAGAATCAGTGCTGCTACTGGAGATATTACTATAGTTGCACCTAGAGGAAGGATTAGGTTCCAAGCAAAGGATATGATGTTTAGTGCAGATAGGGATATTGATATTAATGCTGGTAGAAATATTAACTTACACTCCAGTGTAGGTCGTACTTATATTAAAGCTAATAGTGCTCAGATTCAGGCAAAGAGAGGAAATATGGCTCCTGAGTCTTATGGTGCTAAAGTAACGAAGAATAGTTTTGTACCTGATAGTACATTAGATAAAGTATTTGCTCCTGCTGCTCAGAATACTAAACCAGGTGCAGCACCAGGTGGTTTTGATGGTGTTGCTGGTGGAGCATTGAAAGGATATGGATTTAGTCTTGAAGATCTTGGTATTAGTGAACAGACTGGTGCTGTTGATGCTGTAGAAACTGCTCAGAAAGCAGCAGCATCTAAACTAATCAATCCTTTGCAGAAAGCATCTAATCTACTGTCAGGAAAATTAGGAGATAATTTGGGAGATGTGTTGAAGGGTGCTGGTGCTGGTGATATTCTTGAGAAGGTTCAGGGTGGAATGGATGCTCTTGATAGTCCAGTTAAAACTGCTTTAGGTCTTGGTGGATTAGATAAGATACCTGGATCTACAACTATAGGTAATGCTGCCAAAAATTATCTTGGTGGTCAATTACCTGGTGTTGGTGGTGCAATGGATACTATTAAAGGTATCGGTAATACTGTATTAACTGGTAATATAGAAACATTAACAGCATCAGCAGCAAGTGCTCTAGGTGTCACACCAGGAGGTAATGCCCTTACAGGACTTAAGACCATGATTGGTACTGGTTCTGTTGCTAAGGGTGCTGCAGCTACTGTTGGTAACTTTACTAGTGATAAATTGGCATCATTAGCAGGGGATACTGCACCAACTCACCCAGACATACCATCAGAGCAGCAGATTAAAGGTATTGCCAATTCTACTGCTATGTACATGAAGGAATTAGAGCAAGATCTATTGACTGCTGCTAATACACCTAATGTACTTAAGAAAATGGGTGAAGCAGCAGGTGTAGATGTCAATAAGAAACTTCTTGAAGGAGAAGAGATTCTTGGTGACATTGTAGAAGTTGGTAGTAAATTTAAATTGGAGTAACTAACTATGGCTGGATTTATGAATATAAACTTATTCAATTGTCTTCCAAAAGAGGACATTGCGAATAAGCCATATGAAATTGGTGATGACACGACTTATTTTGAGGATCCTGTTGTATGCTCAGGATTTGTTGATATCCAAGGTATACCAGAGCGTCCTACTAATATAGAGGTTACTAATGGTGATGTTAGAATCTATACAGGTAATTTATTAGTCAGACCTGGTATTACTACATTACAACAGCTCCAGTGCGAGAAGGAATTATATGTCTGTAATGATACAGATTTAATGGCTAAGTTATATGTTGGAGGTGCTACCTATCAGGATGGAGATGTTTATATTAAAGGTACTACTGGTACTCCTTTAGTTGTAGCTGGTGATGGAAATTTTGGAGCAGGTATTGGACAACTAACATCAAGATTTGCAGCAGCAGATGCTTCACCAAAACCATTTGATCTAAATCATCCATCTAAAGAAGGGTGGAGACTTCGTTATGCTTGTATTGAGGGACCAGAGGTAGCAGTATACCATAGAGGAAGATTAAAGGATTCTAATACAATTGAATTGCCATATTATTGGAAGGATTTGGTTGCAGAAGAGAGTATTACTGTACAGTTACAACCTATTGGTAAGAGACATTTTCATCTTAATGTAGTTGAATTTGATAATGAAAAAATAATTGTCGCAGAGGCAGATGATAAACCAATCGATTGTTTTTACCATGTGTATGGTGAAAGAAAGGATATTAATCCTTTGATAGTTGAGTATGAAGGAGATAGTTGGAAAGATTATCCAGATCCAAACTATAATCCAAGTGATGTTCCTATGGATAAGAAGATATTCAACGACCCTAGATTCGCAGGACCACCGAATACTTATACAAAATGAGTCTACCATATACTGAAGAGGACTTCATCTCTGCCAGTGAATGTCAGAGATTGATAGACTATGCTATTGCAAATAAGAAGGCAGATGTTAGTAGTGATGATGAGTATTCTACTGAGGTAGAATGGAAGGATCATGGTGCAAAGTATTATGGAAATAATGTAGATCCAGTAACACCTGCATCTGATGATCCAGTTGTAGTGGCAGTTAATACTAAATGTAAGACCTTTGTTGATTGTGAATTAGACTATGCTGGTATAGTAAGATGGCCAGTTGGTACATTCATGAAACCACATGTTGATAGTAATACAGGACATAAACAAAATATTATAGCAGC